CGTTCTTCATCTTGACTGACGCACCACGTGGCTTCGTGCACTTCGAGCGCACACCGCTCTCGACAAACATGGAAGCTGACTTTGACACCGGCAACATGCGCTTCAAGGCGCGTGAGCGTTACAGCTTCGGGTATTCCGATCCTCGCGCTGTATTCGGTTCGCCCGGCGCATAAGTTTCAACCTCCCTGTTGGAACGACTGGGGCGGTCGATGGATCGCCCCTTTCTTTTTGTGCTCTGCTCCTGTATTCTTTGTGCATCCCTGACAGCCGCGCGGTGTGGCTGACACTAGCCAAGACAGGAGTATGACATGGCTAACACGACCTTCTCCGGTCCGGTCCGTTCCGAAAACGGTTTCCAGGACGTAACCAAAGACGCAACCACCGGTGCAGTAACCACCAACTCCACTTACGGCAACAACGCTTCCGTAGGCGGCACATTGGACGTTACTGGTGCAGCGACTCTTTCTAGCACAGCAAACGTTATCGTGATCCCAACTTCGGATCCTGGTGTTGCAGGCGCAATCTGGAACAACTCCGGGACTCTCGCAATTTCCGCAGGCTAAGGAGCTAGATCATGGCTGGCTCTGACATCAAAACCAAACGTCTGACGGGCACCGGTGCAGTAGGCATTGGTCGCGCTCGTATTCGTCAGCTACAGGTTACTGTAGGTGCTGCCGCAGGACGTTTGACCATCACAGATGGCAACGGCGGTGCTACGATTCTGGATCTGGACTTTGCAGCAAGCGACACTCACTCGGTAAACATTCCGTCTGATGGTGTGCTTTCAACGTCTGATCCATACATTTCCGTGGCAACCAACGTTTCAGCTATCAACCTCTTTTATTCGTAAGAGGTAGGCATGGCTCACGAGATCCGTTCTATATCACAGGTTGGAACCTCGGAGCCTTTTGAGCTTCAGGTGGCCCGGGGACAGATTCCGGGCCACACTGCATTACATAAGTTTGGCGCGGTTCCAGCCATGTCGATTAACACGACGGGCACAATATGGGACATAAACGACACTTTGTATCCGTGGTCCGCGTTTGCGACAGCGGGGACACTTACCGTGGACCGAGCTTCTGCTAGCGATGCCAGTAAGATTATTACCATTGTTGGCCTTGATGCGAACTACAATGAAATCTCAGAAAACGTCGCATTAACGAATGCTACAGGAAACCCAACAAGCAACGCGTTTATCCGTGTATATCGTTCTTATATGTACAACGGTTCGACAACTAACGTCGGGAACATCGACATAAAGAAAGGTGCCACGACCGTCGCGCGTATTACTGCAGATAAGGGTCAAACCCTTATGGGTGTATATACAGTCCCTGCTGGGTATACTGCATATCTGTCTCAGGGTGTGATGAGTGTCCAATCTGGAGCAGACGCCACAGGGGACTTCTTTGTTCGATACGGCGGGCAAACGGCTTTTCGTATTGCGCACACCTTTGAGGTTGCGTCAGCGGAATATTTTTATGCTTTCCATGTGCCTTTTGCACTCCCTGAAAAATCCGATGTAGATATTCGTGCTTCTCTCCGTTCAAACAATGCGCGTATCACAGCTGCATTTGACGCAATTCTCATCAAGAACGGAGGACCGCTCTGATGGCAAAAGTCGATAAAGATAAAATGGCTTGCAACAAACCTAAGCGCCAAGTTTCGGGCGGCAAGAAGTTTGTCGTGAAAGCCTGTGACAAGGGCAAAGAAAAGATCGTGCGTTTTGGCGATGCCAACATGACGATTAAGAAAGACAACCCTAAGCGCCGCAAATCCTTCCGCGCGCGCCATGGTTGCGACACCAAGAAGCTCGACAAACTCTCGGCCCGTTACTGGTCGTGCAAGATGTGGTGATGTAATGTTAGGTATAAAAGGTACATATAACGCAATACGAAGTGCTCAGGGCCCGGCCCAACATATAGCCTGCTCTATCGTGGGCCTGACCTATGCTGGGATGTTTGTGGGAATGGTGCCAGACCTGATCTTGACAGCGTGGGCGCTTCTTTCCGTTGCAGTTTTAATTGCGGTCGTTTGGCTTCCTAAGATTGTGCTAAAGTATACCTTGCTTGCGGACTTTGTAGTTTCCGCTCTGGTGCTGAGCTTTTATCTTTTACATGATCCCAAACCCGTTGGATTCGTGTATTATTCTCTTACGCCTGGTGGGATGACAAGCCACTCCCCCGGCATGACGTCGATGTCTTTGATCGATAAAATCAGTCATTCGGCGGCAGTAATAATGATGGCTTGCTGGTCTTTGTATCTGGCGAATCTCGTCCACCGTCAACTCCTCGAGGCCACTCGGTTGGTCTTTATGCTTGAAGGAGAAGAATTAAAATGAATATGGAGATGTTGACTCCAATTATCGTAGCCTTAGTGGGGGCAGGAGGCCTATGGACCTTCTTGAGCAATAGGTCCAAGCAGGCCCACGAGCGGCTTATGCAGGACCGCGAGGAACGAGGCGAGTTCAACGACACCCTGAAGGTGCAAGTTGACCGATTGGCGGAACAGGTCAATACTCTGGTTAAAGAGAAGGAAGAACTCCTTCGTCAAATCTCAGATTTGCGGGCCGATCTTGCTGCGGCTCAAACTACGATCAAGCACCTCGAAGAACTGTTGAGATCCAAATGAATCGTTCCCAAATGGCCAAACAAATTACGGAGGTTCCTATGAAACAAGGTTTATACGCCAACATCCACGCCAAACGTCGCCGGATTGCTGAAGGCAGCGGTGAGCGCATGCGCAGCCCAGGAGATGAAGGTGCTCCCTCCAGTAAAGATTTTGAAGCGGCGGCTAAAACTGCTAAACGTAATGGCGGGAAAGTCAAAGCGGGCTATGCACAAGGCGGCTGCGTCATGTCAGGCCGTGGCGGCAAGTTTAAAGGTAACATGTAATGACCACATCTGGTTCAAGAGATTTTAACCTCGACGTTGCGGAGCTCATCGAAGAAGCGTATGAGCGGTGCGGCCTTGAGGTACGTACTGGCTACGATGCCAAGACAGCACGTCGGTCTCTGAACCTGATGTTTGCTGAGTGGACTAACCGTGGTCTAAACCTATGGACCGTGGCCCAAGGGACGACGACCGTAACGCTAGGCACGTCCACTTATACACTTGGTGCTGATGTAGCGGATATCCTGGACATGGTGCTTCGTCGTGATGGCACGGACTATGAGATGGAGCGTTTGAGTCGTGGTGACTACTTTGACTTTCCGAACAAAACGGATCAGGGGCGACCTTCTCAGTTTTACTTTGACCGTCAAATCCAACCTGTGATCAACTTGTGGCAAACGCCTGAGAACTCTACGGACCAGTTGGTGTATTACTATGTACGGCGGATTGAGGATGCGGACACTTTGCAGAACACGACAGCTGTGCCTTTCCGTTTCTACCCTTGCATGGTTGCTGGTTTGGCTTACTACCTTGCCGTAAAGAAAGCGCCTGAGCGTATTCAAATCCTCAAGGCTATGTATGAGGAAGAGTTCCAGCGCGCGGCGGAAGAAGACGAAGATCGTGTACCTTTGAAGCTACAACCTAGCGCACGTTACTTGAGGTTCTGATGGCATTTGCTCGAGGCGACAAAGCATGGGGTATATCTGACCGCTCAGGGTTTCGCTATCGCTTGAAGGATATGCGGAAGGAGTGGACGGGTGCGCTTGTTGGACCTGACGAGTTTGAGCCTAAGCATCCGCAGCTATATCCGCCGAAGGTGGGGCCTGATCCACAGGCTTTGCGCAATCCTCGCCCTGACCCACAGTCGGGGCATGTCTATGTCCCTGTGGGCAACAATGTATTTCCTCCTGTTCCTGCTGCTGGGCCAGCGGTTGGCATGGTAGGTAGAGTTACGGTGGTGACAACATGAGCTTTACATACGCACAACTGAAGCAAGCCGTTCAGGATTACACGGATAACTCAGAGACCACGTTTGTAAACAACATCCCGTTGTTTATCCGCGCGGCTGAGGAACGCATTCTTAAGAACGTGCAGTTGCAGTTTTTCCGCCGCAACCAGACGGCTAATGTGACGTCGGGCAACAAATACCTGGCGTGTCCCAGCGACTTCTTGGCACCGTATTCCTTGAGCTATGTGGATGGTAATGGCGACAAACAGTTCCTGCAGCTTAAGGACGTCAACTACATCCAAGAGTTTAACCCAGATGCGTCGGACACTGCGGCCCCTCGTTATTATGCGCAGTTTGATATCGACAACTTCATCATGGCTCCTACGCCTGACAGCAACTATGCGGTAGAGCTTCATTATTTCTACCGTCCTTCTAGTTTGACGGCGGGTGCGGATAGCGGCACGACCTGGTTGAGCGAGAACGCAGATCTTGTCATGCTTTACGGTGCGCTGGTTGAAGCGTATATTTTCATGAAGGGCGAAGCAGACGTTATGGCGTTGTATAATCAGCGTTTTCAAGAGGGTCTGATGTCGCTCAAAATGTTTGGTGAAGCCAAAGAGGTAACACAGGATTACCGCGTTGGTCAGGTTATAAGGCAGAAACAGTAATGTTTAAGCTACAACTAGATACACCAGAAGAACCGATTGTTAAGGTTCACACAACCGAGGGCCGTGGCTTTACGCCCGACGAGGTTGCAGAACGGTGCGTTGATAAACTTATCAGCGTTTCTGACACGGCGCACCCTGCGATTAGGGATCAAGCTCGTGCATATAAGCTCCATATGGAAAAGGTGGTTGCT